GGTCTAAAAGGTCAAACTGGTAACACTGGTACCAAGGGTGACAAAGGAGATACTGGAGACACTGGCGGTACGGGTGCAGCAGGTGCAAAAGGTTCAACTGGTGCAGCAGGTGCAAAGGGTCAAACAGGTGCAACTGGAACTGGTCAGAAAGGTGTAAAAGGTCAAACTGGTAACACTGGTACCAAGGGTGACAAAGGTGACAAAGGAGACACTGGAAACACAGGTGCAGCAGGTGCAAAAGGTTCAACTGGTGCAACTGGTGACAAAGGTCAAGCTGGTACTAACGGTACCAACGGTTCTAATGGTGCAGCAGGTGATAAAGGTCAAACAGGTGACAAAGGACAAAAGGGTCAGACAGGTGCAGGTACTAAAGGACAGAAAGGTCAGACTGGTAGCACTGGTCAGAAAGGTGCAACAGGAGCATCAGGTAGTGGTGGAGGAGCTAGTGCCCCAGCATTTACCGCAGACGCATCTGGTGGAATGACAGTTCAGGGATTACCACCCGGAGTCAATCAGGTTGAAATAATAAGTGTAAGTACTGGCGGTCCAGTAATACATGACCACCCACCAATGGTAGGTGCAGGTGTACCAGCAGGATACTTAGCATTTGTAGCAAATAACGGTGTTACATACTACTGTCCAGCGTGGGCACCATAAGGAGAATAAGATGGAAGAAAAAGAGAAAATAGAACTATTGATTCGTATGGATGAAAGGATTAAGAACATTTACAACAGAATGGATAAGTTCGAAACTCTTTTCACAAATCACTTAGCACACCACGAGATGTGGGAAGAAGATATTAAAAGACAAGTACGTTGGTTGGTAGGTGCAGCTTTAACAGCAGCTACTGGAGCAGGTGCTTGGGGGATGATGTAATGACAATAGCAAGAGACTCGACATTAGATTTAAACCAGATAGGTACAAGAGTTAGACTACTCACAGGTATAGAAGCTACAGAAGTAGATGACACAGATTTATCAGAGTTAGTAAGTATGGCTATCGAGTGGGTCGAAGACCAACTAGGTACCACTTACACAGTAGACAGTAAAAACTCACACGATAACGCTGTTATATTTTATACCTCTTATTTGACAAGTATAGCACAGAATGGTATGGGAGTAGAAAATCTTAAGGTAGGAGATTTGTTTGTATCCTTTGCAGACGAAGAACCATACAAAAGATTTGAACAAATGGCATTAGATGCACTCAAGACTGAAACAGCATTGAGTATTAAAATGACATCATATAATGCAGACCCAGACCAAGGCAGTGTCGACTGGCACAAGAACATTGACGGTAGTGATGGTACACTAAACGTCAGAGGAAAACCAAGAAATTTATAATATGGCTAGCACGGTGAAATTAGGTTCAGTAAACTTCCCTAAGTTATTGAGACATTTGGGACATCGCACAAATCAAGTGCGTGATATAGTTTTTGCTAGGGACCCTATTTACCGTAAAGAAGTTATGACTACAAAGGCTAACAGCACATCAGGTAGAGGTAGTGGTACTACAACACTCTCTGGACCAGCTGTAAATTTTGGTTATGAAGAGAGTAGCTTCGCAGCGCAATCTGCGGGCACAAACACTGCTTACCATGTAAATACACCAGAATTAATATTCCCCGGCTTAAAAGCCATCCAAAGCCCTATTACAAGCCGTTCTGGTAAGCTAGAGAGAACTGGGCATAGGATTTCAGGAGAATGTACGTTTTACATGCCTTCTATGGACTATATTAGAGCTTTAGATAATTTTAGCGAAACAACACAATTCGATGAGCTAGAGACATTTGACAAACTTATAGATATGGAAAGAATAATACAAAACCCATCAGATGTGTCAGCAACACAACAAACAACAACATTTTCATTTGCAAACGCTACGGCAGGATATGAAATTGACAGAATACAATTTAAGATTAAAACTAGCGGAACGTTAGATTATATACAACTATCAGGTAATATAAGTGATAGTGCAGCCACTCTTAAATGGGATGGCACCTTGGCTCTATCAAGCAGTACATTCACTACAATAGATATACCTGTTAGAAATATAGCAGCTAGTGATACAACTACTATCTACAAAGACGGTACAGCCTCTACTTTTACAGCAGCTATTACTGGTGGCTTTGATATAGATAAGCTATATGGAGACAGTACTAATGAGTTAAGCTCCCTTATAGTGCAATTATCAGGCTCTTCCTCAGTAGAGCTTAAAGATATATATCTATATAAAGAAGCCGAATGGCGTGTAGATGGTATAAAAGACTACAGAGATGAACTTATGGAAGTCAAAGCTGTAAGAGTGAGAGGAGATAGAACAAGCAGGAGAAGAGCATATGGTTAAAAGAAAAAGTAGACGTAAAAGTAAATCCAGAGTCAACGAAGCAGGAAACTATACCAAACCTACGATGCGCAAAAGAATATTCAATAGAATTAAAGCAGGTAGTAAAGGTGGAGCTCCGGGCCAATGGTCCGCACGTAAAGCACAGATGCTTGCAAAAGCATATAAAAAAGCAGGCGGTGGTTACAATTGAAAAAGTCACAAAAGTCACTTAAAAAATGGACAGATGAAGATTGGGGTTACGTATCTAAAAAAGACGAAAAGAAACCCAAATCAAAAAGGGGTAGATATTTACCAAAAAGAGTTCGACAATCGCTAACGCCCGGCCAAAAGGCAGCTACAAATCGAAAGAAGCGTAAAGCTGGTGGTGTGGGAAGTCGAGCTAAATATTCAAAAAAGATAGCAAGAGGAGTAAGGAGGTCAAACTGATGGCATATAAAGTTAAAAAGAAGAAAACATCAAAGAAAAAGAAGTATGGCTACTGAGAAAGTAAAGGGAGTAAGCATGGCAGGTCTTAACAAAAGACAAGTAACTGCTATGAAGAAACATAGTAAACACCACACAGCTAAGCATATAAGAGCAATGGCAGTTGCTATGCGTAAGGGTGAAACATTTACACAGTCTCATAAAACAGCAATGAAAAAGGCAGGTAAATAATGGTAAAAAAGAAAGACCCAAAATTAGCTAGAGCAGGAGTATCAGCTTATAATAAACCTAAGAGAACTCCAAACCACCCAAAAAAGTCACACGTAGTTGTAGCAAGAGAAGGTGGTAAAACTAAACTTATTAGATTTGGACAACAGGGAGTCAAAACAGCAGGTAAACCTAAAAAGGGAGAATCTGCAAGACAAAAAGCAAGACGTAAAAGCTTTAAAGCACGTCATGGTAGAAATATCAAAAAAGGTAAAATGTCAGCTGCATATTGGGCTAACAAGGTAAAGTGGTAGAATGGCAAAAGATTATTTGAACGTGATAGAGAGGGCACTGATGATGGGAATCAGTGATAAGATAAACAACGATGTTACAGGAGACGTCTTTGTATTTGGTGAGTTTCCAGAAACTGAAGACTTAAAGTTCCCTGCTATCATAGTTCAAATGATTGGTTCTGGTTTTGAAGAACAATTTTTTGGACAAGATGTTACCTTTGGTGATAGTAACACTACAGGTAAAGGTGAAGTGTATGGTGTAAGATATCTTATACACCTAATATGTGAAAAGGAAACAGAGTTAACAATCTCTGGTGATGTATATAAACAACGTAAGTTACTTAATTGGTTGATGTTAAATGTAGCAAACCATGTAGCAGACATAGATTGGACCATATACGAAGAAGAAGAGTTAGAAGTTCTAGAAAGACATCTAGATGGATATCGAGATATAGGATTCTTAGAAAACTTCCAATGGTATGGTGCAACCGCACAGTTTACTTTATACTTCAAGAATTATAGAACGTAATGACAGATAAGATTACCTTCTCAAGAAGATACGCTATACAGTCAGGTTATTTTCCAACAGCTACTAAAAAGGGTAGTAAGTTATCAAGTTGGAAGAATCACAGTGGTTCTCTACTAACTGTAAAAGGAGTAGATTGGGATGGTAAACCTAATTTTGGTAAGATGTACCCTATAAGAGGTAGTCACGTCTGGTATCAACAATCTAATAGTCTTAAGACAGCAGAGAAACATTTTTCTGATGATGTCAATAATATGAATGCTATGATGTTAACAGACCCTACTAATTTAGGTATGTTACAGAAAATGTTTATGGCTAAAGACCCAGCTAGTGCAGCAATGCTAGCAACGATAGGTCCATCTGCGGTTAGAACATTAGGAGTAGCAACAAGAGGACTAGGTGGCAGAAGAACAGGTAGGAGTATGTTTGATAGAAGACGTATAGGTAACTCTTTCAATCCTACTGTTATTAATCCTGATGATAATCCAATGGTGCAAGTCTTTGAAAGATTATTTGATGAATATAGAAATAATTCTGCTAAGTATTCTAAAATGTTGAGTAATACTTTTAAAGGGGCCCTAGAAGAAAAAGCAGGTAAAGCTTTCTCTACACGTGACACACCTACAGGTAGATTTCAAGCCCACCCTTCAAGAGCAGCATTTGAAGAACAAGAGTCACCAGAAGAAGGAGCACCTGCTATAGGTAAGACACAACCGTTCGATGCTTATATCAAAGTAGGTGGTAAAATAGTAGGAGTAGATATTACACAACAAGTAGGTATAGGTACACAAAGTAAACATCACGCTCTAACAAAGGGACAACTTATGTCTCAATCAGATTATGAAAAATCATCTCCAGAAGATATTAGAAAGAAGATGAGAGAATATTATAACAATGAAATATCTAGTTCATGGAATCCTACTATTAGAAGTTTAAAAGAAATGACAAGTGAAGCGTACGGTACAGAAAACATTACAGCAGAACAGTTACGTAACCCAACTAAATCTGAAAGTGGTTCAACAGCAGTTACAGTTGGTAAAGCTTCAAAATTAAACCCTAGATTAGGCAGTTTGTTAAGTGAAGATATGGGTAAAACACATGGTAAAGCAGTTATGAAACATATAATGCACTGGATGGGTAATTGGAACTCAATAACTTCAGCAGGCACTTATGATTCTTTTGCATTACAGCATAAACCATATCAAAGGACAGCAGGTGTATTACTAAGAAACTTTTTGCGGGGTGGACGGAAGTTCGAATTTAAGAATGTCAGACATAAAGATACACATGTATTTGATGGACCTTTCTTATATAACATAGCGAAACTACATGGGTACTACCAGAACACATCACAACAACAGTTTGTAGATGATGCAACAGCTAAACATCTAGTAAGGAAATCACTAGGAGCTGTAGGAGGACAGAACGTTAATGCAGGTAGTGCACAAGCAATATATGACGCAGGTAGACCTAAAGTTGGAATGAATATGATTATACCAGACTTTGATGACAATATGATAAATGACGTTGTTAGAAATATATCAGGACAGGTTAGTGATAATGCTTTTAAAAACTTCCATAAAGATTTTCAAAAAGACCCAATGATGGGACACCAAGCAGTATCAGGCAAATTCCAATCACACTTAGATTCACACGCAATGTCTTTAAATAAAGAGTTAGGTACAGCACCACACAATTATCGTTTCTGGGCTTCACCATTCTATGGAATGCAATTTGTAGGCGATACTAGGCCATCAGCAGATTAATATATATAATAGCTATATTAAGAGAGTATAAGGAGATTAATAGAGCCCTATTGCATAGTTTGGGGAAACCTTTATATACTACCGCGCCCTACTTAATTATGTTAGCGTAGGACGCTACGCAGGAGAAACCATATATGGCATACTTACTAGGAAGAGATGTTAAAGTAGCATTGACAACCGAAGTCGACGGTAAGGGTATAAGTTTCACCTCTACAGCTATAGCAGCAGATACAGACGCAGCCGTCACAGCAGGTGATGGTTTAGTAGCTGGTAGAGATGTTTCAGACCCTTTTGCTGGTGTATTGACCACCGGTTCTATGACTCCATTCACAGACGTAACAGGTGTGGATGTAAGCATAGGAGCAGTTGACGAGGACGTTGCATACTTAGGACAGCGAACGACTCTCAAAGCAGAGATTAAAAAAGAGACCTCAATAACAATTACAAGAAAGAAGTCTAACAACCACTTAGAATTGTTATTTCAGCAAGGAAGATACGGCATGACCAGTGCAGGTGCAGGAATACAATCCCACACAGCATTGATTCAACCAGCTTCAACACATTTTGGATACAGAGTGCACCTTGCATTTGATGATGGAGTAGATGTAATGTCTATACCACACTGTCAAATTGTAAGCTACTCAGCTTCTATGAGTGCTGATGGTGTTCAAGAAGAAACATTAGAATTAATAAGTCACGTTACACCTGTTGTAGGAATAAACGAACAAAAATCAAATGTTTCAGGATTCTGAGGTTAATACATGGCATACTTTCAAGGAAGAGATGTTCGTGTTGCCTTTACTACAGAGCACTATTCGTTAGGTATAAAAAATACCAATGGTGATTTAGCAGTCACAGGACACCAAGATGGACCAACAGATGTAGGTCCTACTGATTTGGTTAAGAATAGGAAATGGCCTATGCACCGCGGTGGTGCAGCATCAGGTTCAGATACTGCATTAGGTTTGGTAGACGCTGATGAAGTAACTGATACAGAAGCTTCAACAGATGAGATAAACACTTTATCTGATTTAACTGCTGTAGAAGTCGGTGTGGATAAAACTGACGAAGATATAGCTTATTTTGGACAGAATACAAAAATGATGGCTGAAATCAAAAAAGTTTACACTATTTCAATAACACGTAAAAAATCTAATAACGATTTTGAAGCGCTATACAGGAGTGGAAGAATGGGTATATTAGCTTATACCTCATCTAGTAAAATTGAAGTAGAGAACACTGATTTGGCTGGTCACTTAGACGCATCTAACGCCGATGCATACGAAATAGTAAATAGTGGGGCGGATGGAACAAAAAGCGCTCAAAAATGGACCCACATGGGATATAGAGTTCATGTCAAAGAAAAGCACGCAGGTGCTATTATGACATTCAGAAACTGTTGTATCAGTGGATATTCAGTATCTTTATCACCAGAAGGTATCCAAGAAGAAACACTAGAATTTTATTCTGAAGTAGATGCTAAACATGTAGGTGGAGACGCTAACGCAAACACTACATTAACAACATTAACGGAGTTGTAATGATAATCGTTAATACTTTAGAAGATGATGAAAAATTTTCATTCAAGACCCAAGAGGGTGATTGGATAGAAATACCAAAATCAAAAGCCTCCAGTATGGTAGTAGCTTATGATTTATTAGCAGAGATGCAGAAGCCAGTAGAGGCTCCTGCTCCTGTTAAGAAAGAAAAGAAAGAAAAGAAGGTTAAAAAAGAAAAACCTGAAGTTCTTGAAGAAAAAGAAGAATAGGAAAAACTATGGAAGACAAAGAAATGTGGACTATTGAAGAGCTAACAAGCTTAACAACAACGGTTCAAAGTGCAGAGATAGAATACCACGGTAAGGTATTACCAGTACAATGGTGTGAATTAACAGAGGCAGAAGAACCTAAGATGTCTATGGCACCAGAGGGTATGGACGACACCCAGCATTATGCTGAGATTGCTTCACAAAGAATGATTGCTATGATAAATAAAGCAAACAAACTAAACCCTGATGCTAAGACGCTTGATGAAGAAGCATGGCATCTGTTACCAACAACACTAAGGTGGAATATATCTAATACTGTAATGCAAACTGCTAACACAACCGAATCGGATTTTTGAGGTGGATGAGCAACTCACGCTTTGTCGTGGGCTGTATCATCCCTCTTATGTCTGATTTGAACATGAGTTGGTATGAAATAAAAAATACACCAAGGTTTGAATTAGAGGGTCTTGCAGGGGCACTCTCAGAATACAACATCTTACACGCGTTCGATGGTTATTCTGCTGAGGATTTGAAAGAAACCTTTAAGAAAAAACCAGAGGTTAGACAACAGTGGAGTGATTATCTATCAAAACGTAGGAAGTATGGTTTAGTTAAATCATCTAAATCATTTTCTGAAGCAGGTCTAATATAAAATGGGAGACGCAGGCAGACAAGTAGCATTCCGACAACACGGAGTTATATCAGTAGCAGTAGACGGATTAGGTCAAACTCAACGAGATTTGGGCGCCATAGGTAAAGCAGGTGCTCAAGCCCATATGGGCATAACCCAAGCAGGAATGCAAGCTGACAAAGCTCTGCGTGCTAAATCTAAAGAATCTTTTGAATCTCTAAAAGCTGACATGAAAGCAGCTGGAAAAGTTGCTGATGAAGGTAGAGAAAGAGCTCTATCAGCTCTACAAGCCACTGCAAGTGTAGCTCCACCAGAACCGTCAGCTGAATTTGCTGCTAAATTTCCAGATGTAGCAAAGGAACAATCTAATCAATTGAACGCTATGAGAGCCAATATGAACGAATTTAGGCGTTCTATGGCTGAAGCTGGTCACGATGTAGGTGAAGGAGTTGGTATGCAAGATGATATCGGCGCTACTATGGGTGGTGACGCTGAGGCTCGTAAGCAAGGTATAGCAATCATGGATGATATGATAGCTAAAACTCAAAAGCGTAAAAAGGAACTACTTGGTATAGTTAAAGTAACTAAAGAAAATATCAAAGACCTTAAGATAATACATAAACGTAAAGACGATGAAGTAAAAAATGCTCAGTTATTAAGGAGAGAAGCTGTCAGAAAGCACGGTATAGACTCTAAACAGTATAAACAGGCTAACAGTGCAGTCAAAAAATTAGAAAAAGACAGAAGAAATTTAGGTAACCAAATCAAAAAAGAAACAGATATGCAACAGCACCTAAATACTGAAATAGATATGACTGATGCTAAATTAGATGATATCATTGATACAAAAAGAAAAGGTCTAAATGTAGATAGAAGTTTAAGCGCAGTTGAAAGTAAACGTAGAAAGGACGAAACAGTGGCACATAGGGACCACAAAAAGAGACAAGCTGAGATTATACAGGGTGGTAGAGATATAAACAATGGTCTTAGAACTAGAAGAGACCTAGCTATACAATTCAACAGACAGGTTGAATCTATGGCTAACTCATTTAAAACCACATTAGTGGGTGCTATAGCTGTATCTACGGCTGCAACTACTGCATTTTTTAACAAATTAGATGGTGTTAGACAACAATTCCAAGCATTTGAAGAGGAATTAATGAATGCACAGTCTATTTTCCAAACTAACCAAGATACTTTATTCGGATTATCTGACCAAATTGTTAATTTTGGTAACCAATACGGTATATCTATGCAAGATGCATCACAAGGTTTATATACTTTGGCATCGGCAGGTTTAGATGCTAATGAATCTATGGATGTATTAAACAATACATTGAAGTTATCTATGGCTGTTCAAGGTGACCATGAGACTATTGCTAAGTTAACAACACAAACTATCTTTGGTTTTGGACTTGAGATGTCAGATTCTGCTGAACTTACTGATAAATTTGCACATTCTATTAACAAATCTTTGATTGAATACCAAGATTTGGCTAGTGCTGTTAAGTTCGCTATGCCTTTCTTCGTGTCCACAGGACAAAGTATAGACCAATTGCTTGGTTCTTTAGAAATATTAACTAATCGCGCGTTAGAAGCAGGTATTGCAGGTCGTGGTTTAAGACAAGCTTTAGCTGAATTCGCACAACATGCAGAAGATAACACCGCTGCTTTCGCTAAAATGGGTGTTGAAATAACAAATGCTGATGGTTCTTTTAAACAATTGACTGAAATTGCTAAACAATTCCAACAAGCTATGGGTCCAGCAGCGTCTGATGTAGATTTAATGACAACATTACTTGAAGATTTGAACGTACGTGGTGCTACTGCTTTCGTACACTTAGTACAAAATGCAGATGAATTCGAATCCGCAGTTAACAATCTTCAAAATTCAGCTGGTTCTGCTACAGAAATGGCAGACATACAGCAACAATCTTTAGCTAGAAGTATAGAATTAATAAAGAATTCTTTACAAACACCATTTTTAATGTCTGATGAAATAGGAAAACAGGCAGGTCACTTAAATGAATTCTCAATGGTGCTTCATGAAATAACCAAAGAATTCCACGGTATGATAGTAGTTATGGAAGATGGTGTAGCAACCGGTCTTACACCTCTAGGACAAATGTTAAAAGATTTTGTTATAGACTCTTTAATAGAATTCCATGAGTTAGTAAAAGAAATTGTAGTTGTAATACAAAATATGTCTGATGAAGGACAAGATTTAGCTAGTATTATACGTTTAATGACTGTACCTTTAAAACTCGCTATAAAAATATTTGACTTACTAGGTCCAAGATTACTAGAATATATTATAATATTTAAAACGTTAAACAGTATATTACCTATACAAAATATGCTTATGGCATTTAGATTAAATTTATTAGATGAAGAAGCTAAAAAGACGATGATTGCGACCTTAGCTAATTTAAAAATGAAAGCTGGATTAAATGGTCTAGCGACGAGTTACTCTAATTTGATGTTATCTCAATTAGGTTCAATGGCAGTCATGCTTGCTATGGTAGCTGCTACTGAGAAGTTTGCTCAAGGTAATGAACGTTTAACTATGGTTATCGGTGCTTTAGCTGGTTCTTTCTTAGGATTAGCCATGGCAGTACAACTTTACAATGCTGCTAAAACAGCAGGTTATTCTGGACCAGCAGCGTTCTTTATGGGTGCTGCATTGATGGCAGCAACAATGGCTTTATTTGCAGGTCTAAATGTGAAGATGGCTGAAGTTATGAAGCCACCTAAAGTCAACTATTCAGTGCCTGATGATACTACTATGGATATGGGTGGTAGAATTATGTACGATACTGGAGGTCCACGGGGTGGAGGATTAGGTAGTAGACACCAACAAGTAATGGTAGAACCCGGTGAAACTATTATACCTAAAACACAGAATATGCTATCCGGTGGAGGAGGCATAACTTTAAATATAGGTGGCGACATTGTCACTAACGATGCTGAAGACTTTGCACAACGTATAGCAGACGTTCTACCTGAAGCATTAAGAAGACAAGATGACATGGGAGGAATATAATGACTACAAGCCCTTTGAGAACAGAATTAACAACATATAGAAATAGTAAAAATGCAGATTTAAAACTCGATGGTGGTTTTTTCTACAGACGCGCAGTACCATCTAAGTCAGCTAATCTTCACGGAACTTATACAGATTTATACGATAACGCAGACGACATACATGTAATCACTGGAGGTATGTCACCAAGATATTCACAGTTTGATACAACACTACCAGAACGACCAAGTTTTGGTTCTGGTGCACTTTCAGGATTATATTTTCAAGCTAAGGTACAGAATACCGATTATGCTAATCCATCTGGCACTAATGATACAGGTATGGTAGGTGCGGGTGATAGTATAGGTATAAAAGCATTTAAGATAGAAAGTAAAATATCAACAGAAGGAGGTGCTAGTGACGGTACCAGTATGATTAATAATGAAGATATACTAGCTTTTTCTACTTATTTTACACCAGAACCACCTAGTGAAGTATATGCTGATATATTTGATGGAGTAGGAGAAGAAAAGGTAACTAAAGTAGAACAAGGACAATTAGTTGTACAGAAGGACGCTTATATATCTGCATCCATAGCTCGCAAATATGGTCAAGTTTATGGTAAAGAAGAAGACAGGCTTTTAGGATGGCCTATGAAATATAGTGATTATAAAGACCATTTTGGTGAAAAGTTTGACGGTCAAGATATAGTTAGAATTAATAGAAGAAGGACTAAAGGACGTTATGTACCCGGTAAATTCATGTCCATAGGATTTAAACAAGGTAGTTTTAGATATGTATCAAACGAAAGTAAGACAGGTATAACAGGTAAACAAAAACACGATACTTACGATTCTAAAAAAATTGCTAAACATATTAAATATATAGATAGACAGATTATACCTACTGGAGCATCACCTTACACAGTGTCTAGGTCTGATGTTGTAACCACTACTAACACTACATTACACTCCGTAAAAGAAGCAAAAACATTTAATGAGTTAAGTTCTTCAGGTGGTACAAAAGAAGTTGCATGGGGTAAAATTGCATTTAGTAGTGAAAATGTACATGAAGGTGGACAAAGTATTAAAATGCATACGTTTTGGCCAGCATTAAGTAATCAAGATGGTTGGAGAAGGACTAGTATTTATTATCCAGCAGATTCACAAAATAATCACACACACCAAAGACAAGAATGTTACATTGTTAAACAAATACCTGTGCCTAAAAGATGGCAAGACCAAGAAAACCCAGCTACAGCTACTAAAATAGGTAGTGTAGTTTCAACCAAAATTAATATTAAAAAGTTAGCAGGTGCTGAATCTAAAAACTATAGAAGAGAAAATTCTACAGTAACTAATGCTTTTATTTCTTCAGACGATGATGGTAATGGTTGTACACAACCTACCTTATCAAGGATATTTACAAGAGGTATAGCTATATGTTTCAGTGAGTTTCCACCGGGCATGGATAACGACGGGAAAACAAAGAGAGATGATGATACCTTTTATACGTTTATGGAAGAACATCACCCTAATATGGAGCATGGCACAGCGGCAAATAGAGATGACGGTGCTAAAGACTTTTATGGTGTTTTTTTAGCAAATGAAATGGGTAATTTAACTATAAATGCACTTGGTTCAGCTTCTGCTCCTAATTACTTATCATTTGTAGCAGACCCTTATACCCATAAGGTAGGAACAAATATTACACCAGCAGATACAATAAGTAAAGATGATTTCGATTTAACCGACAGATGGTTAGATTTTAATTTTGTTATCGACCCAGATACACAAGGAGTTGTGCTGATGGTTTGTGACGCTGATGATGGTAAATGTATATCACGCATTCAAATTAATAATTCTGCACGCAACATTGCTGTGACGGACCCGACGGGATTAGCCAATTCTAACGGCCCCGGTGACTTTCCAGAATATATGAGTATATGGAACGTAAACACAGGTAACCCAAACAGTGGTGTAGGTGCTTACGATGATAACCACGGTCCTTTCGCTGATTTGTCAGAATCTCAAAGATTTACTTGGAAAAAATACTCCGACACTGGTTTAACCTTCGAATCTTGTAAATTTGATGACCAAAATGATGATGGTTCAGGTGGTGACAGCCCTCCAGCTATTGGTATTGGTCAACATGAGTATATAAATCCCGGAGATTCTAACATGACAACTACACCTACAGAACTTATATTATCTGATAGAAGAAACGGTGATACTGGTGGACATTTAGAAAAATACTGGGCTTTAGTGGCTGGTTCAGAATTTTATGTAATAACAGATGCTACAGCTAGTGCTAGCCAAACAAATCCAATATATGGTAGATTAACATCATCAAAACAATATGTTTCTGAATCTAAATATGCTAAAGTAACCTTTGAGAATAAAGGTGTTAGAGTAGTTAATGGAGATGCTATTGTAGTTAAAGCTCAAAGACCTATTGATGGAGGTATAGCTCCCGGTACAGATGCAGAAAATGTAGTATATATAGACTCTATCAAATGTCACAATTTTTCACCAGAAATAGAAAACGCTACAGTAAGTAACGCTAATCCTTCAGCTGGTCATATTAGAATACCAGCTACACATAAAACATTTGCTACTACATATGCTGATTTAGATGCTTATAACGGTACTAAAGATGAAGGTCCATATACAACGGATACATGGAGTTATATATCTTTAGGATTTGCTAGTGAGGATGATTTTGAAGGTGCAAGAAAGCACTTTTTATTAAATGGATTTAATACTAAAAACCCTAGACTTAACGACCCTATATTAACCTCTTACGATTCAGACCTTTCTTATATACGTGCAGGTTATACCGGAGACGCTAGTACTGCTGATTTAGGTGAACATACAGGTATAGCTATGTTTCATAATAATGGTGGTGACCCAGCAACTGGTTCTGCTTCAACTGGTAGAGGTTTAACGGTTGGTAATAATTCTGGTTCTGGAGATGGTATGGCTGCTCAATACAGAGAATTTGAAATTAGACCCGAAGTTATTCAAGTAGGAAGTGGTGGGCATGGCGCAGGTACCTTTAGTCCTGAAAGTAATAACGTTCAAGCTTTTAGTAGGAAAGGATTCTTTGCTTTAAATTTTACGGAAAGAACTGATGAGGGTGCTACATCTAGGGAAAACGCTTATTGTTCAGCTAGAGTTACAGAACTTATAGATATAAAGAATGGTAAAATAGAAGTAGATAATGAAGATATCTTTAAATTAGACCCTAATGAAGAGTATATAATGTATAGAGACGGAGAAGGATACGCAAATACTGCATATCTTGATGGATTAAAAGTTGTTGAGAAGGAAGATGGAGTAATAACATTAAATAAATCCTTAGCTACAGCAAAAAATTCATCTGGAGCAGGCGCTACTTTTGCTAGACAATCAAGATTAGGTTCATTATACATAGGACCTAAAAGGTTTTGGTTAGTGATTGCTATATTAAATAAAAGTGCAGCTGATGATGACAGTTATTTACCAGAAAGAAGTTATTCGAGTATAGTAGGTACGACTGGTATTGAAACTAAAGGTGCAACTTACAACGAGTATTTATACACTGACAAAACATATTATCAATATAAAAGAAATATGGACCCATTTGCAAATTTAGAAAGTAATGAAGTTAGACTAGATGTTGACTTTGGCTTTGGCTCTATATCTGATGAAGTATCACAAGATGTAGGACATGCAGGTATGCTTAATTTGGATGCGTTAATAGACGGCAGTAGTTTATCTGCTCCTAATGTAGATGCAATAAGGATGGATGTTAGTGGGATTATAGAAGCTTTGAAACCAGAATTAGGACAAACATTACCTTTATTGATTACACCATTATCACATGACAATCAAACATTATTAAAAATATTCGCAGAAGAGGCATCAAACGAATACGATAAACCTTTCTTATTAGCTGAATTTGAAGACGAATTACCAGAGATTGATGATTTCAAAGTAGAACCTAATATGGAAAATCCATTTTTCCCTACTTATAGTTGGAGTTGTGGAGCTGAAGATGCATGGTACGGTTTCTTAAATATAGACTCTAAAAGTATAACCAATCAATATCATAACGCTGTTATACACCTACCGATGAATGAAGAAGGTAGACACGCTAAGACACTAACAAGTCTTCCTGTTGAGAAAATACAGGGAACTACACAAACTGTGAGTGGTGTAATGCACAATGTAGAAGGTCTTGGTGGATTCTGTTTAGAATTCGATGGTAATGATGATTATGTAGAAATAAATAATAGTGCACCAAATGACCCTACGGCAGAATGTACTAAAGAAATGACAGTATTAATACACGCAATACCAGACAATGCATCAGACTCAAGAGTTATAGTATCGCAATATAGTAGAAACAATAAAGAAAAATTCAGATTATTATTAAACTCTTCAAATCAAGTTGAAGCAAGAGTTAACTGGGCAGCTGGTGCAAACTACGTTGAATTAACAAGTTCTAGTATAGTGACTACAGATGGTGAAACTCCTACTGTGATTATGCTTGTAGTTGATACTGAGTTAGATTCTGCTAACGTTAAATTATATATAAACGGTAATTTAGAAGATATATCAGGACAAGCTACTACAGCAGGAAGTACTAACAATTGGAAAATAGGTCAGAGTATACACGGAGGAAGTTCAGAAATATACGTCGGTAATAGTCATTCTTCTGGGACTAATGGTTTTGATGGTAAATTAGAAGAACTAGTTATATATAAGAAAGCTTTATATCCATTTTCTGGAAAGGAAACGGAATTGACAGTAACTAAACCATTTGTAGAGATAGATGATAGTGGAAGTACAGCCTCGTTACCAATTACATCAAAGATATTTATTAAAGATTATCATAACATAAGAGGCAAAACAGCAGAGCAAGTTGCTACTGCTCCGCAAGTAACATATAGAAAAGCAGCATTTAGGTTGGATAATTCATGACGCAAGTAATAAGAGTGTATAACACACATGCAAACGCATTAGCAGAGAACACAAGTAATGATATAGACGGTGCAACAGTAAACTCTGATGGCGGTACTATACACAATAGTAGTAGTACAGTTCCATATTATACATATAACAGATACTATTATAGAATAGACGCTAATGAACCAGTCAGTGAATTTCACATAGACTGGGATGACGGTGAAGATAATTCACCAGAAAAAAGAAATGTAGAAGTTATTAAGATGGAGAAACCTAGTTTCTTCGCTATTACAGAACATATATATACAGAAGCAAAGGACTTCTGGCCACTAATAAGGGTAAAAAGTCCTGAGGGTTATCTATCTAAATGGTATACAAATAATTCTAGTAATAATGATTTCTCTGCTTTAGAGAATAAAACTCTATCAGCAGGTAACACTGGAGCTTCAATAGTCCAGATAGAAAAAGACCAACCAAGTGACAAGATACCTCATTTCATACCAGCAACCAATCCACCAGTTGGTGTTTTGAAAACAGATAGAAAAAGAATATTTGCAGGTATAGATAACAAAATGATAGACAAAGTTACTACGTCACAATACCCATTACTATACGCTTACACTACATCAAGTGAAGGACTAGGAACAGCTGCATTAGTAAAACTTACCGTACAAGGACGTATGGAAAGAGCAACTAGAGAGTATACGTTACATGGTGATGATGTATTAACCGCAGATGGTGATTTAAATAACTCAACCACAGGTGGTTCACCAGCAGGTAGTGAGTCAGAACTAGCCACAAAGGCAGTTCCTTACGGTAACTACAACAACAGTTCTGGTGCACGTGAGATATCTACTTATCAATTTAAGACTGGAACTACTGGAGACCCCGCTGACGCTGACAATTCAGATTTAATTGGTGATTATATTATAATTTATTCTAGTGGTATGCCATATTTAATATGGTTTGACATATCAGGTTCTGATTCGCAACCTACAGTATCTTTACCCGCTGGAGAATCATTTGCAGACACTTTAAGAGTTAGACTTGATAATAGTGCACCATCAGGTGACCAGTTTTCAGGTGGTACTCTTACTCAATCAAACACTGGTTATGCTACTAAATTATATGACACGATAAGAACTACATCTTCTTCTCATACACTTGATACAGTTTTTTCACATGCAAATCCAGCAGATGCGATTGTTACAATAACAGCAGGTAGTTTTGGTAATCAAACAGATACTACAGTAAGTGACACAACACATATAAAAGATGGTTCAGACACTACTCAATATGTTTCGACACAAGGTTCTCCAGAAGCTGTAGAAACAGATGCAGCAGGTAAGTTACTAAGAGCGGAGTTGTTAAACGTAGGAAAGATAGCAGATACAGAAAGAGTTTATATTAAAGTATTTGACGCTACTAGAGCATCGATGACTACTTTCCCAGATGTAGATGCTGATGATACTGTATGTGTATTGTCTAATGGAAATCCTATTATAGATTTAAATGACAATCAATTTAGTTTTACAGTAGATGGTTCAGAAAGTTTTACTAGAGAATCTAATATAAATGTATCGAGTTATTATTTCGATGATGATTCTTTAAAGAACACAACAATACAATCACAAGCATCTGTAACATCTAATTTAGGTAATATGTCAGATGTATTTCATGCAGACTTAGGTAAACCAAGCACTTCTTTAACTAAAAGACACTTGTCCTATAGTTTTGCAGCAGAAGGTAATCTTCAAGACAGTAACAACAGATTTTTAGATGAACATCGTTTAATACGTTTACAAGTAGGTAATAACCATACTATTGTTACTGGTTCAGGAGATATATCTAATAGAAGGTCTTTCGTAGAACATTACGATGATGACCAATACACTACTACAACACAATTTATACCATCTTCTTTACAAACAAGAGGATTATTATGTTATTCTAATGCACAAAATAATGGTGCCACATGCTGGCGTCAACTAAATGCAGTGTCTAGAACTAATGCAACTATGATTGGTGGTGCAGAAAGTGCTGGTGAAAGTGAATATGATTTAAGATTTACACCAGATACAGCAGACCCAAAAGCTATGTCAGCTCATCCTAATAATTGGTTATTAATATGTAAAACAGATTTGTTTGATAGAGTGTATTTTAGATTAGATAATACATATAATATAGGTGACACAGCAGCAGATATAGATTTGACAGCATATTATTCTAACAGTGGAGGTTGGAAGGCACTTAAAATTATTGACAACACACAGAGGTTTAAAACATCAGGCAGTATAGAGTTCGTAATACCAAGTGATTGGGAATCTGTTACATCTAATGGTATAACACGTGCTGACGCCTATGGTACAGAAGAGTTAGCTACAGGTAAATGGGGTGGACCAATAGACCCTGCTAGTGATGAAGGTACTGATGGTGTTGTGGATGATAACCCACGAACGGGTCACGACCCAGCATCACTATGGGATTTCTCTGCTTACGGAATATTAATTGGTATAAACGTTAATTCTAGTGGAGCAACAACTCCTGCAAAGGTAAATGTCAAAAGTATATGGCCATTTAGCAATCCACATTCACAGATGGTTAAAATAATAGACCCGCATCATGTTTCACTTAATGATATAGCTATAGCACAGAGTGTATCTTTTAATAGAAAGGCAAGGTTTACTAATCTAACAGATAGATTTGGTAAATCAGAAATAAGAAAACTTGGTGCAAACGGTGGTACAGTTACATTCGGAAGTATAGATTTAGGTGATACAAATGCAGCTGGTAATAGAAAGTTGATAAAAGAACATCAGCAGAATGCTACACCAGTATTTTTAGATATAGCACACCAAAGTGGTGAAAAAACTAGATTCTTTGGAGTTATTACTGATATGTCTGAAGACCACCCAGTAGGCTCTCAATATCCTAAATATGGAGTAACTATGCAAATTTCACACATTATAGAGTTAGATAGCTCTGACAATTTAATATCAGAAAAGATTTCAATAGGTGGTTTAGTAGATGGCACAAGCGAATACATATCAGCAGCCTAGAATATATATTGATAATAAAGAAGTATTATCTGACATAAAGGGTAGTGTAAACTTTACTGGTAATAACCAAGTAAATAAACTAAGAGTTAAAATAACCAGTCCTGATATGCAAATGGATGCTCTGTTACATAAAAAGATACAATTCTTTTTAAACAACGGTAGTATAGATTCGATACCTTTTTTTACAGGTATAATTACAAACGTAGTTCCTTCAGATAAACAAATTGATATAGATGCTTCTGACCCTAGATTTTTAATAACTGGTAAAGATGGTTTTGCAGCAGATTTAACTGATATTAATAATTATGACGGATATAGTATAGGTGCTTTTTTACATTCTTTTATAACTGATAAAGTAAATGTAAATAAAACATATATAGGTTTAGATATGTTATCAGACACTAATCCTATAAAATCATTAACAGGACAGAGAGGTACAAGAGCTGCCTATGATTGGGGTAGAAGACTAATAAAAGAAGTCGTTGATGATGATAATACTCTAGAACCACTAACTTTCTTTTTTGATATGATTGAAGATTATACGGCACCCCAATTAGTAATTAAAAAACAAAAAAGTTTAGATGCTATACCATCAATGGTTTTTAGTTATAGTGACGGTTTGATATCTTATAAATATACTAGAAGAACACCAGCCAATACTGCCGTATATCGAGATGGTACGTTTATATATAGTAGTAGACCAACTGGTAATAGTGTTATAAAAACAAAAACCACAGAAGATAGAGCTAAAGACAGAGAGTTAGCTATTAGGGACGTTCTTTTATCACAAAACTCTCCAGATGAGATTACAATTAAAACAACCAAAGGCTATGAATTAGGTCTGGGCTCTATAGTAAGATTGAATGTCACAGAAGATGACATATCTGGTAATCATAGAGTAGTATCTAAAACTATAACCTTCGGTAGTGGTATGGACTGCACTCTTAAACTAAATAAAGAACCAATAAAATTATCAGATTATATTCAGTAAGTTCCGCTTATTGACGCGTTCTTATGTCTTTCAGTACCAGCTAAACCTTTAGAGTCAGGAAGGTCAGGATTTGTTGTTCTAGCTTTTATAGAACCTTCTTTTAACTCAGTACCACTTACAGAATGTACACTATCTAATGTACCATCAGATTTTAGTCCTGTAGTTCTTCCCATCTTCTTGGCTTGTCCAGTAATATCGTTTTCAGATGTCACACTTATCTCCTACACATGCAAGCTCTTGTTTCCCTTCAGTATTGTCTGAAGTTTCGTATTCTGACAACTTGCTATAATCTATTAGGGGGAGCTTCTTTATAAGCCTTTCGTAGGTATGGACGTCTATTTCCTCATATGGGGCTAATTTATACTTCCCACCATCATATGGTAAGAAAGATACACCATTAATAATATCCCAGTTCTGATATACCCAATTACCCACTTCAAACCACTCATCATCTCTAACGTAAACAGTCATACTGGCGTTGTGTTCACACCAATTATGTTGTAGGTTTTTGTAGTGTTTTAACTGGTCTAAGGCAGTCACATCCTTACGTGTTATACATCCTTCTGGCGATTTCACTGGAAATTCTAAAACATACGTTGTTGCATCTTCTTCTGTCTGTCCATTCTCTGGACTAGCCTTTATACCACTATCTTTCATCAATCTAAAGAGAGGGTCACGGGCTGCTATTCTATACCTTCTAATATAATATTCTGAGTATCTAGGATGTACACCAGATGCAGAATCTACAAGTTGTGAAACTGTACCACTTGGTTTGACACAAGTCGTTGCTGCTGGCATTTTTGTTCCTAGTATACCAGATGCTTTACGTGCAATGCGAATAACACGGCTTTTAAGCGCCGATAGTGCGTCCGAGCTCAACAGGGAAGGGTTATCCATCTGACCAGTCAAACTTACACCTAGAAGCGCTTCTACATCACAGTTCCTTTTCCACTCTTCTCTGAGGTATGGGAAGTCAGTAAACGAGCTCTGTATGACTCCAAGCCACGTTGCGCATTCTACC